GGAAATCGCCTTCTCGCGCCCGGACACCGGCCTCTTGCCGCTGTTTGCCGGACGCGCGATCAACTGCGATTCCCGCCGCTGGACCTGCGATGCAAGCCGCTTCCGCTCGACGGACTGGACGTGGCTCCCGAAAACGCTTCGGAGAGCCTGATCGAAGGCATCCTTGGACTCGGGGACCCGCTTCTTCGCCGTGCGGGCCTCGTCCTGAATGCGCTTCATTTCCTCGACGACCTGAACGCGCGCACGGAATTCGCCGGACTTCCTCGCAAGCGAGGTCGCCGGTCCTTCCCCGAAGACGCCGACGTAGTCCTCGCCCAACTTGGCGATGAGGTAGTCGGCCTCGTCGGCACGCACGTCCGGGGCGGCAGGGGACGCGGCCGGCTTCGCACGAAGACGGTCGAGTTCTGCCTTCAGCGCCTTGATCGCCTTGATCGCCGACGGGTCGATTGCATCGTCGGGGTCAAGGGCGGCAAGCGCCTCGTACTCGGAACTTGGGCTTTCGCCCGCATCGGGCTTCTGCCCGGATTGGTCCTTGGTCTCGGCGGTCTCGGACGCAGCCTGCCGCTGGAGGGCGGCAATCACGCTGCGGAGGGCGCCGGGGTCCTTGATCTGGCTGACTTCGTCCTCGTTCAGGCCCAGTTCCTTCGCGTTCGCCGCGAGTTCCTGAAGCATGGAGGCGTCGGATTCATCGACCTTGGCGGCAGGCTTCGAGTCCGGCGCGCCGGACTTTTCCTGATCCGCCGGGGCGACCAACTCGAAGTAGGAAGATTCAGGCTCGTCGAAGTCGAGGGGGTCCGGCCGCTTGGTGTCGGCAAGTTGCTCCCGGCTCGGGAACGCATCTGCGTCCGACTGCATCGGGGTGACGGGGAAATCTTCCTGCTCTTCAGTCGCCATAGCCTGCGTTCCTGTCAATGAAGCCACGGGCCGCAAGATACCGCTTCCGGTGCGATCGGTCCGTGAAAATCGCCTGCCCGGTCCTTGGATCGAACTGTGTCGGCACACCGACCGACATTGAGTGTTCGTATGCGTCCTTCGCCTGATCCGGGTGGACGCCCGCCGCGTCGGATCGAAGCGGCCACGTCGCGCACCCGCCCCGTGCCGGGCCGTGCTCGGCTTCTAGGTCGCGGGTCAGGATCTTCCCGTCGAGGACGATCGCGCCGTCATGCTCGGTCCGTTCCATCTCCGCGACCGACATGACCACTTCCACCGCGTTCCCGTCGCTGTCCCTGTAGACGTAGGTCGGCATCAGCCTTCTCCGCCGGCCATGCTCATCAGCATCCTCATGGATTCCTGATCGGCGCCCTGCCGGGTGGCGCCCGATACGTTCTCCCGGACGTTGGTCCGGGTCGTGACGGGCGACTGGAGGGGCCGTTCGCCGCCGCCCGCCGCCTGCTGCATCATGGCCATCTCCTCCTGCGGGATCCGTTCGAGGATCCGCTCCATCTCGGGGAGGTTGGAGTACTTGGACATGATCGACATGAACTCGTCCATGTCGATGCCGATCCCGCGCTGCTGCAACTGCGGCGCAAGCGGGATCACGAAGTTCGTCATCAACTGGCTCAGGGTCGACAGCCGCTCCGCCGGCGTCCTGCTCTGCATCGAGTACGGCGCGATCTCGACCATGTAATCGAGCAAATCCCCCTCGCGGAGGTCCTGCGTGAACTCGATCGGGATCGACAGGCCCGTGTCCCCGATCTTCTTCAGGACCTTCGGGGCCGCGACGGGGTCGTTCCAGAGGTAGTCGGCGAGGCTTTCGATGACCTTGCGGACGGCCGTCGTGGTCCGGTCCTGCATGTCCGCGATGAGCATGTTGGCCGAACGGGAGATGAGGGATTCCTGCCCAACCGTATTGGCCTGCCTGCCAAGACCCCCAAGAACGTCGAGATTGCCGCCAAGATATACGAACAGATCCTTGAGTTGAAGGAGGAACGCGATGCTTGCGGCATCGGGGCCGCCGTAGCGCGCTTCCCGCGTTGCCTGCGGGTTGTCCGCCCTGATGGTGTCGCCGTCGTTTGCATTGATGATCCTTCGCGCGTCTTCCTCAGCGCCGTTCGACACGACCGTCAGGGTCTTCTGCCTGTCGGCCTGACGGACGATCTTCCTGAAGACGCGGTTGGCCGCGTCGTGCAGGTCGAGCATCGACTGCGCGGGCGGCAATGGCATGATGTTCCCCGGCACGTCGCCGAAGGAAAGAATGTGGAACGGCCCCGTTTCGGGACCGTCCCAGTCGACCACTCGCACGACCTTCCCGCTTGCGATTCCGGAGTTGTCGACGCACTGCACGGTTACGAGCAGGTTGTCGAACGGGAGCCACAGATCCCATAGTTCCACGAGGTCCATGTAGCCGCGCTGCGGGTTCCAAGACCCGCCGGTCTGGAGGATGGATACGCGCTCATCCCCTTGCTCGTTGTAGTCGGTGAGGGTGGTGGGGGTCAGTTCCTCGTCGAACAACTTCAGGTCCATCGCCGCCTCGTAGGGCAACGTGTACCGGTTGCCGACGTACTGGCACAGGTCCCACCGCTTGGAATTCATGTCGAAGACGAAGTCGTCGAAGTCGACCACGTCGGCGAACGGGATGCCCGCGTCGTGGAGGTACCCCTCGATCTCCCACTGCTTGCCGGGGCTGATCCCGACCTTCAGGACGCCGACGGAGAACATGGCGTCGATCACCCACTGGGAGATGCTTGCCTCAAGGTCGATCTCCTTGATGAGCCAGTTCAGGGCGAGTTCGAAGTCGTCTGCCGTCGCCGCAAGGCGCGGGTCGCGCGGGACGATCAGGGCCTGCGGCGCCCGTGCCGCCACCTGACGGCGGTAGATGTTGATCGCCATCTGCATCAGGTTCAGCGGGACCTTCTCGGACGCGCCCATCTCGCCGTAGTTGCTGCCGACGTAGGCGCGGACCGCGGCGAGGCGCTGCTCCCGGAAGGGCTGCATGCGCCGGCGGGAGTAGTCCACCGCCTCCAAGAGGCGGCTTGTCTTCTGCGAATCGAGGCTCAGGTCTCGCTTCTTCCGTGCCATCACTTCCACCCGCGCTTCATCTTGGCGTAGGTCTTGGGCGCAATCGTCGACTTCGACTTTGGCCTGCTCGTGCCGGCCGCGCGACGTGCGTTGATGTTGTCGTACAGGCCACGCTTCTTTGCCATTACCAGTCCGCCTTCCTCGACTTGCGCTGCTGCGCCATCAGGCGCCTCCATGCAAGGGTACCCGGAAGATTCTCGGCTTCCGTGCTTTTTTGGGCCGCCTTGCCGCGCATCCCCTTCCAGCAGAGGGCATCGGCGGTCGGGCGGTCGCCATGGTTCTCCCTCGCCCCCGACGGGTCCGGGGTCGCAAGCGACCTGCCGTGGACCACCCACCCGCTGTCCGAATACACGATCTCCTTGCATTCGCGCAGGGCATCCACCGAGCGGTTCTGGAACTCCCCCTCGTTGAGGGCGCGGCGGTATTCCCCGTACAGGGCCCGCTTCTCGTCCTTCGTCGGCCACCAGCCGGGGACGGTGCCCGCCTTGGCCGTGATCGAGAGTTCGTTCTTTCGGTAGTAGACGTTGCGGTACCCGGCCTGCATCACGACATCCCCGAAGTTGCGGCCCGGACCCGGCGCCTCCCACACCATGAACGCCTCGCGCTGCATCCCCTTGAACCACCTGCCCAAGGCGACTGCCAGTCTTCCGAGTTCGTCCGGCCTGATCTTCGGGTTGACGTACTCCCCGACCTTCTCCCCGGTGAGGCAGTCGCCGATCGCGATGGCGCTGTTGGATGACCCGGTCCCGGTCGCGATGTCCACGCCGATGGCGTAGTTACGGTCCTCAGGCAACTTCAGGCCAAGGGTTGGCCGGATCCACAACTTGAGTTTCCCATGCCCATGCTCGACGAATGCCGTCGGCTCCAAGGTCTGCGGGTCGAATTCGAGTTCGCCCCGGACGTAGGGCGGGCACCCGGTCTGAGCCACGAGGCGGTCGATCATCGAGGCATCGAAGAAGAGGTAGTCGCTGCCCGCGAAGTCGATGTCGAGTTCCTGCGCGATCTCGGTGGCATTGGCGCAGCGGCGGCACTCCCGGTCGTACCACGGGCTCCGCGCCTTGCCTGCATCGTCCTTGTACATCCCGTCCGCCTTCACCGGGTGCTGCGACCAGTGCATCCGCACCTGACGGATGTCCTGCTTCTGCGACAGGTCGTAGAAGGCGTTCGAGGAACCGGCAGGGGTCGAGTTGAAGATGCGGCACCGCGTCGCGTCGCGCGTCGCGCTCAGGGCGCGGTAGCCGTCGGTCGACTCGAACGCCGCGAACTCATCGAGCATGATGGCCGTCCGTCGGTCGCCGCGCGCCACGTCGCCGGTCGTCGACTCGCCGTCGATCGAACTTCCGTTGTCGTCGTTGGACATTCGCAGGCGCGTGCGCGTCATGTTCGGCAGCAGCCAGCCGGGCATGTTCTTGTGCAGGAAGTCGAACTTCCAGAAGAGGCTCTTCGGGTTGCCGGCCTTGTCGACGTAGTCCTCGTTGCGGCTCACGACGAGGAACGACTGCCCGTGCCGGAACCGCCACATCCACTCGAACGTCACGAGGATGATCCACGACGCGCCCATGTCGCGGCTCTTCGCGACGAGCAAATCCTCCCCCTTCTCGATGCACTCGACCACCTGAAGGATCGCGTCATCCTGATACGGATACGTGATGAACGGAACCGTCGACACCGCAAGGCGCGGGTCGTAGGTCCATCCGAATGCATTCAGGTAGAAGAGGGGATCCTGCGCGCACATGGAGAGGAGGGCCGACTTCTCCTTCGAGCCCTCGTTTCCCATCCGGATCATCTCCTCGCGGAAGCGCAGGTTCGCCTCCATCTCCTTCGGGACGAGATGGACGTGCGGGCAGTTCACTCGTTGAACTCTTGCGCGTGCTCCAGCGCGTCCTCCGGGACCATCTGCCTGACGAAGACCGGGGTTCCCTCCCCGACCCATGCGCCGACGACGTTGAACTCGAAGTATTCCTCCGCGTCCTCCTCGCTCATCCCGTCGCGGTACATCAGGATCTCGATGCACTTCGACCGGTCGTAGACCACGAACTGCCTCGTGAACTGCTGACCGATTCCCACGATCGCCTCCTCGAACCCGTCCGCAAGCATGATCGCCATGTCAGTTCGCCGTCCCTTTCTTCCAGTTGTTGCCGTCGATCCAAGCCTGAAGGACCTTGTTGTTCCTCTCAAGGGACTCCACCCTGAAGCGCAACTTGTCCACCTCGTCCATCAACCTGTATGCCTCGTCGCGCCATGCCGTCCACGACTGGCTGCCGTCGGGCATCAGCATGGCGTTGGGGATGATGTTGCCGTTCATGTCGACGTGCTCGTCGCCGTGGTCTCTCTCAGAACTCACTTCGTGCCTCCTTGAGCAGGATGTTCAGGCGCTCGACTTCCTTCCTGAGGCGGAAGGTCTCCTTCATCTCGATCGCGAACTGCCCGCGCAGGTACTCGATCTCCTGCTTGCACTCGATGAGGAGTGTCGCGGGGTTTCGCTTTCCCGGATTGTTGTGGTACCGGATCACCTTTTCCACGATGTCCATCGCCCTCGTCATCCCCTCACCCTACCACATGGACAGCAACCGCTCCGACGCGGCCCTGTCCCGGCGAAATGTTCTCCGTTGACACCATTGCTCGGAGGAGTCCGGTCGTACCTCTCGGCCTTGTGCGGACTCCGCAAGCGGGAATCGAACCCGCATCTTCGCATCGTCATCCTACCTCCCTCCTGTAGCCGAGTTTCCAGAGGAGCCTCGACAGGTCGTTCGCCAAGTCCGTGACCGCCTGCTCGTCGAGTTCCGGCCGGCAGCAGTGAATGGCCTCATGGAGGGTGGTGTCCATCCGGTCCTCCTCGTTCTGCCACGTCGCGACACGGAGGACCCTGCCCGCGGCACGGCCGGGATCGACCATGTTCCCGTAGTCCTTCAGGTTCGGGCTGAACCTGAGCGTCCAGTATTTCCCGCCGAGCCGGATTCGCATCTGTCCTCCTCAGACGGCCAGTTCACTGCGCGTCGTAGACATCCCACGCGATCCTCGCCGCACCACGCTTCTTCCCGGTGCTCTTCGCATCCACCGACTCCCACCTCGTGAAGAGCCTGACCCACTTCGCCCGGATCGGCGATGGACCGCTCCCCTTCTCGACGATCCATCCGCCGCTGCCGTCCCCCCAGTCCTGCTTGTACGTCCCGCACCGGACGAAGTCGCAATGCCGGTGCCTGACCTCGTACACCCCGTTCCTCGTCTCCAAGTATTCCCGTGCGATCCCCGCGATGTTCGACTGGTGGTTGTGACCCACCGCGATCATGTCGGCACCCTCGACCCACGAATACATGCGCCTCGAATCGAGGACGCCCATCGACATCGGCGCCGATCCGCCGCTCCCGTGGTGGTACCGCAGGGTCCATGTCAGTTTCAGGCCATGGATCGAGACTTGGAACTTCACCCATCCGCCGTACCCGCCTGCCCCCATCTGCGAGTCACGGTTGATCGACTTGATCGCACGCACCAAGTTGGTCGTCGGGCACGTCTCATGGTGCTTCAGCCACGCCGACTCGTGATTCCCCTGCCCCATCACCGCCCAGTTGCATGCATACGGTGCATAGAACTCCGCCGCCTCCTCGATCACCCGGTCGAAGTACGCCGCCGCCAACTGACTCGACCTCAACTGACTCTTGCACTGCCGCCGGTCGCTGACGCCCTGCATCAGGTCGAGGCAGTCCCCAAGGTCGATCACCACCGCGTTGCGCTTCACCGCCAACTTCAAGTGCTCCTCCTCCAACTTCGTCTGGCACTTCGGGTTGTCATGGTGCGCGTCCGACCGAATCAGGATCCACTGCTCCCACCCCGGCCCGCCACCCACGCACTCAACGACATGCACGTTCCTGCCGTGATGGACGACAGAGAACGGCAAACCACCCTTCTTCTTCCTTGCCATGCAATCAGCCTATCGGCGCATCACCCTCGCCCACTTGAACATTCCTCGAAGCCTCCGATGCCAACCGAACCCTCTCAATCACCGCAAACACCTGACTCCCATCGTCACTCAACCGCTCCGCCGCCTCCAACTGCTGCTTGCTCGGCATCATCTTCGACCAAATCTGCCCCCAGAACTGCGCCTCGTTCGCATTCGACCGCCTCGCCCAACACAACATGCTCCATGCCTCCATGCTCGGAGCATCCTCAGCCGACGGATCCTCCACCATCAACTGCTTCGCCACCCACTCCACCGTCCGCGTGATCGCACATGCCCGGTCCCCAAACACCTCCCGCTTCACCCGACCCAACGAAAAGTCCGGCGCGCCGGACTTTTCTACCCCTCCCGGTTCCACCCCAACAGATGCAACACCCACGTCACCACCCCCACCCCCACCAACGCCACCACCATCACCTTGACCTGCCACCACACCATTCATCACCTCCTCGTATGCCTGATCCCACGCCTCCGGAGCAGCAACACCCATCCCCTTCAACCCCTCCCGACGATCCACAAACACCTGCCATAGCCCCCTCTCAACCAACTCAGCCTTGCGCGCAAACTTGTTCTTCCGACGCGCCACCTGCTCGTTCGTCAGTCCCATAGAGCCCCACATTACCACAAGTCCAAAACGCATTCATACCCAGATCGCCAAACGCAAATCGACATTGCCACAAGTTGAAATGTGGGTGTGGGGGGTGGGGGTATATCTAGTGAAATCGATGCCCCCACCCTCGTGGATCGGATTTCGCGTTAGGTGTCTGTACGGTGCCCGCCACCCGCGCGCGCGTTCCACCGCGTCGCGCCGCGCGCCCGCACGCATCGCGCCGGGTAGCCGCGCCACCGCACGCCGCCCGTGCCGCACGCCGCTGCCGGGGCAGGGGCAGGGGCACGCCGCCGCCGGGGGGGCAGCGAGTCCGGCGCGCCGGACTACGGGGGGCGAAGGGGCAGCGGTAGGATGCCTCGCGCGGGGGCAAGCGGGGAGCGACGGGTGGCCGGGGGCGGACTACCTTCGGCCCCCTCCGCCCCCATCCATGCCTCGCGTCCCTCGCCGCCGTCCCCCGTAGCCGGCTACGCGCTCCCCG